CGGGAAGTTTCGTCCGACGGGTCAATGATTGGGTAAACAAACCACCGGATGTCACATCTTGGTAGATTCGTAGCGTATTGATCTGGATCGTCTTTTGAGCATATACATTCGACGATAACCATGCATTGTTCACGGTTATAGTGTTTGATACGAATGTGTTATTCGCCGCGACCATCGAGGTTGTGTATTGCAACATGATTGGACCCGCTGTGAAACGCACGGATCCGAGTCCGAGACTGCCTGTCGAATACAGATTTGAAACCACGAGCGTGTTTGACGCGGTCAGATTTGCCGACGCAAGTGTTGTTAGCCCGGTTGTGGGCAAGCCTGGCGCACCACCTGTCGACGTCACAAACCCGAAGACGATTGCGTTGGAAAACACGTTCGTCGTCGTGAGTGCATTTGAGACATAAGCGTTCCCAGTGATGTCGATCGCCGAAAATGTTCCGACACCCAGTGATGTTATATTGGACGTGAATACGTTTTGGGTCGTGAGTGCATTCGAACTGGACATGTTTGACGCCCTGAGTGTCGTATACCCTACCGTATTATCACCAGTCACTCTCAGAATTCCGGACGATACTATATTCGAAAACAGGTTGTTCGTAAACACATTTGCCGCGAATATGTTTCCAGTGATGGCGGACGTCTGTGCAATTGTCAAAGACCCGGCCGCATTGACGTTGGTCGTCCAGACGTTTGCCGTCGTGATTGAATTTGCCGAGTATACATTCTGACTGGAGAACACGTTTGACGCATAGAACGAGTCAGTCAGCCACACGTTTGACGCCGTGACTGCATTTGCCACGTAGGCATTTCCAGTCACAGTACACGAACCCGTGACTGTCAAGTTTCCACTCGCGAGTATGTTCGATACGTAAATGTTCGTCGTCGTGAGAGTGTTTGACGCAGTGAGATTCCCAACAACCACGATCGAGGTCCCCGTGATGAAACTGCTCACGCGTACAACGTTCGAAAACACGTTCGTCGTCGTGATTGCATTTGAAACGTAGGCGTTTCCGGTGATTGACATGTTGTACGAATCGAGCTGAACACCTGCGACTGTCATGTGCCCCGACCCAAACAGATTTCCGGTCGAAATTGCGTTGGATGCATGAATGTTCCCAGAGACGATAAACCCTGAAATACCTACATTGTTCGCAAACAACTTCGAGGTGGTGACCGCGTTCGAGACATATGCGTTCCCTGTGATTGCAAGCGTCGTTCCGAGTTGACCCCCCTGAATAAAAATGTTTCCGGTCGCGAACAAATTGATCGTAAAGATATTCGTGGTCGTAAGAGTATTCGAGCACGTGAGGTTGCCCGTCATCGCGAGATCGTTGACGGGAACGTTTGACGGTAACACGATGCGCTGTACCATTCCTCCTACTAGGTACGAAATATTTTGGGTTTATTTGTAAACCTCGTAATCGGTGATGGTCCACCCACTGTACTGTCCAAATAAGAGCGTATTATTGGTCCCGGCGTAACTATGGGGGGTGTTCGTGTACCCCCCATTCACATTGCAATTGTCCGGAATGTATAAGTCGTGTCCGCCGCCGAACGTCGGGCCGTAACTCGAGCCATCGTAGATTGCATACTGCGGGTATTGAGTGCTAAAGTATTTGGTCGTACTGATTGACGACCCGTTCCAGAGATTGTTGAGAAAATTGGTACTCGAATTCTGATAGTTATTGGTGTTATTAAACGCTACGGTTGTATATGCCGTCGCGATATAGCCCGTGTTTGCCCTGAACACAAAAAACAACGGAGCCTGTCCGTTACAAATGCTATGGAACGCAGATGCAGTATACCCATTGACAGATGCGCGGAACAAACGTGTCGTCGGAGTAAACAGAGACGATGCGCCGGTCTGGAGTTGACTCGTCGTGAGAATAGTACTCTGGGCATATAAAGCTGAAGTTCCCTGAGTGTAAACCTCGTAATCAGTGATGGTCCACCCACTGTACTGCCCAAAGAAGACAGAACTAGCAGTGGTTGCACCGGGACTCGCGTAAGTATAGGCGTACGTATACCCCCCATTCACATTGCAATTGTCCGGAATGTATATATCGTGTCCGCCGCCGAACGTTGGGCCGTAACTCGCGGTGTCGTAGAGTGAAGTTCCATTCGTACCGTTATTGTTATTATAGTATTTGCTGAGGTTGATTGATGACCCGTTCCAGAGATTGTTGATCCAGTTTGTACCGGGCGCTGCATATACACCCCCATTGATCGAATTAAACGCGACGACCGTATATGCAGTCGCGATATAGCCCGTGTTTGCCTTGAACACAAAAAACAACGGAGCCTGTCCGTTACAAATGTTATGGAACGCAGATGCAGTATACCCATTGACGGATGCGCGGAACAAACGCGACCCCGGAGTAAACAGAGTGGCTGCGCCGGTCTGAAGTTGACTCGTTGTGAGAATAGTACTCTGTGCATATAAACTCGCAACCGGGAAAGAGGGTGATGGGCCTTTCGTAATACTGAGCGAAAAGGCTGTTGAACTCGACGTTGAGAGCCGATTCGTCGCAATCACCGTTACTGTTCCTGACGACGTCCCCTGAAGGTACGGTACGATGAGGGAACACCCGTCCGACGAACAGTTTGAAAGGTAAACACCCGTTGGGTTTCCGGAGATGGTCCATACCAAGGGGCCGATCGGCTGTTGGTACTGGAGGATCGGGATAGGCACGGTAGTACTCGACGTGATGGTTTGCGCACTGATCGTTTGTACGCTCGGCGCTGGTGGATTTGCAACAACCTGGGGGTACAGGGTCCCACCGAGGTACCGACTCAACCCGATATTATCACAAAACTCGTCGCCGTTTGCACCGTATACCTGTGCAGGTGTCCCGAACTTCGGAGCGGTGAAGAACATACAGAAACTCGAATACTTGAATTGGAGGTACGATTCAACCTTTGCAATCTCAGTGAAGTCCAGCGTTCGATTATAGACGAGAACCTCGGCACATTGCCAATCTGACGACTCGCCCGCGTTCGTGTTGAGTCCGAGACGGGCCGCGAGACCGTCGCCGCCCGAACTTCCACGCAGCACGCCATTCGATCTGTACAAAAAGTTTTGATCGGTACTCATGACCCAGTTTCGTCCGTGAAGATCCGTCTCTGCCGTCAGCCATCCGTTGTGGTAAGCAACACCGGACTTTCCAGCGTGAAACCCATATATGTAGTCTCCCGCCGGCCCCCCTGCGGTAGTGAATATACGCCTGCGAGTCGCACCCGAATGACGCGCGACGTGGAAGAACGTATACGTGGTTGGTAAGATTGCAGTCGGCCACGTCAACGAGTCGCCCGTACCACCATAGATGTAATTCGTCCCGGCGAGTGGCGTACCCGTAAACGCCGTCGTGTTGTTTCCAGCACCGGAGAGATCGCTCCACACTTTTGTCGAGTTGTTCCAGCTCGTAATGTCGTATTGACCGACGAGACCGCTCGTCACGGGCACAACGAATGTATCAGAGTATGAAGGCACGTTGTTCAGTCTCGCGGGGGTTTGTGCAGTGAGTCCTTCAGACCCCGATTCCATCGCCAAGGTTGTTGCTCGTAGAAGGACGGTCGACTGTGACCATACGTTGGTCGCAAACACATTCACGGCTGTTATGGCGTTTGAAAACGAGGCATTTCCAGTCACGTACAAACCGTTCATAGTAAAAATATTTGCAAATACGTTACTGCCGACACACGTGTTCGAAACTGTGACGTTCCCCGTCACGGTGATATTCCCCGACGCGTAAATGTTGCCGGTTGCATAAATGTTCCCGGACGCGTAAATGTTCGACGCCGTGATTGCGTTGGACGCGAATACGTTGCCGGGAACGTTGAGCGTCGTATACCCCACTGTATCGACGCCAGTCACGAAAGAGCTAAACGACGCGGATACGTTCCCGGCCGCAAAGACGTTGCCCGTCGAGACGGTGTTCGACACGAAAATGTTTCCAGACGTGGCTTGAATCAATCGAGTCGTAAACAGGTTGCCGGTCGCAAAGACGTTGCCGGCTGCATACAGATTACTCACGCTGATCGTGTTTGCCGCATAGAGGTTTTGAGTCACGGAGACTGACGTCACACCGGCGGGACTGGTCACGGACAGAATGTTACTAAACACATTCGTCGTCCAAATATTGGTGGTCTGGATCGCATTTCCGCTCGTGGTCATGTTTGAAACGTTGATCGTCCCGGACGCGATGACTTGACCCCCTGCATAAAGATTGTTCGACGCGACCGTGTTGGCGACGTAGACGTTTCCGGCGAGAAACCCGAGGGTCGTTTGCCCGACCGTGTTCACCCCGGTGATTGTCAACGCCTGATCGATAGTCACATCCTGGGTCGCGAATATATTGGTGGTTGTGAGTGCGTTCGACACAAGCACGTTCCCGGTGATGGTCACGTCATTCACCACATAAAGATTGTTCGACACGTACACATTCGTCGCGTACAGATTCCCAGTCGTGATTGCATTGGACGAAAACACGTTCCCGGACACGGTCAGGGTCGTCATACCCACCGTGAGTACACCCGTCGAAAACACATTCCCCTGCGCAAACACGTTGGTGAACGTGATTGCGTTTGCGGCGAAAATATTCGCCGCGGTTGACAGCGTCCCTGTATTCACCAGGTTTCCAGATATAAACACATTTGTCGTCACGACTGCATTTGACGCAAAGACGTTCCCGGTCACGCTCAATGCAAGACGGCGCGCCTGAGCACCTGTTAAAGTCATCTTCCCGGCCGCGACCACGTTCGATGCGAATACGTTCGATGTCGTCAGTGCGTTCGATGAGTTCAAATTTCCGCCCAATTGAAGACTCTGTCCCACGACGTCGGTCAAAACATCCGGCTTTGACATCTATTAGATGCATAAGAGAAAAACTACTTCTGATACGCCGAGTATGCATCCTGAACCTTTCGATTGATACGCTCCTCGAGCTCCTTGGACATGGGTGGCTTGAGATCGGCGCCGTGGTGATCCCAGTCGAAAAAGTTACCAGTCTCGCTATCGTTGCCGTCCAGCATGCTGGTGGCTGGGCCCCACGCCTCGACCGCCTCGACCTCGTCGGAGGTTGCCATCGACTCGAGCCACGTCTTGACGTCGTTGCCGACCAGCAGCTTGTTCTCGTTGGTGACAAGGGTGGGCACGCGTGTAATCTGCTTGGACGGAACGCCCTGTGTCGTCACGTTGTGAAACTTGACAATGTGTAAAAGAGCGGGGTTCTCCTGAATGTATTGGATCACCTGGGCACAGTACTGACACCGATCACTGTATACCAGAGTGGCCATTACTTTCCTGAGAGGGATTCGTCTATTTTTTTTAACGCACCATAGGTAAAGAATGAAGCAGTCGACACTCATCATTTTTGTGATGCTCGCCATCTTCGGTTTTTTGATCTGGAACCGCGTCTCAAGTGAGACGTTTGTCGACGTGTCTGCCGCCAAGTCGGTCGCACCAGCCACGATCCAAACCATCGTGAACGCTGTCCAGGCACGCATCCCCGACCTGTACCCCCTGCAGACCATCTACATCAACCCGATGCAGGGCGACCAGGGGAGCATGAAGTACAATGCGCGTATCCTCTTCCTCAACACGCGCGGCTATTTCGGTGTCCAGTACGACGTTCAGGCTGACGCTGACGGCAACCTGATCAGCGTGACTGGCCAGGTCCAGCCTGAGGTGAACGGTCCGTTCCAGGGCTTTGGCGAGATGACGGACAAGTACCAGGACTTTGAGTCTGTCGAGGCTGTGCTCGCCCAGCAGTTTGCCGATCTGAAGGCCAAGTCGCCTGACGTGGCCCAGAAGCTCGACACGTGGCTGGACATTCAGCGTGCCCAGCAGCGTGGTCGCGCCGTCTCTGACGCTCAGTCCAACTCCATGCCAGCCGGTGCGACCGATGCGTCGATCGAGCGTGCGATGATTTCCTCGTAGATGGTATGGTGGTTTCGGCCCGACAACTCGCAGATCGCGAGCGAAAACGACTTGACGGACGAAAGGCGACGTATAAGGCGATCCTCGAACAGTTTTCGCGTAAAATTTCAAACGCCGCAACGCTCGGTGCACACGACATCATGCTCACAACACCCACATTTGTGATTGGGTTTCCAGCGTATGACGTCACGACCGCAACGAGTTACTTGGAACGCCAACTCGGTCGTCTTGGATACACGACGAGACGCACCATGCACACCGTGATTCACGTATCATGGGACCGCCCCAAAGCTTCGAATCACGTGACGGTCATCGATCACTCGAACGACGAACACCACCTCCCAAGCCTGGCCAACCTCGCCAAGGCGGCTCAAAAGATTCGCAACAAGAAGTAGAATGGCCGAACTCGCCGCAGCAATCATCAGTGCAATTATGTGGATCTCAAAAACAGCGTACGATCAAACGCTACGCGTATACGAACACTCACACGAGGAGCTTGAACGCGTGCGTAAAAAGGGGGCGGAAAACCTCAGACGGTCGGTGGGATGTATCTTTTCGTCCGACTCGGAGTCGGACGACGAAGAAGAGCCTCCGTCCGCACCAGTCGTCGCCGAGAAGAAAACACCTCTCGCGCTCATGGTGCTCGGTGCAGCCATAGTGGCGCACGTGGTACGCCGTGCTACGGTCAAGTGAAAATGATTTCTTGTCAAGCTATAAATGATCGGCGAAGTAACAAAGCTCATCGTTCTTTTGCTCATCGTGAATGTCATCTTCACCTTCTTTCTTTATTCATGGGTCACGGACGACGACATTACAAACCTGCCCAAGGAACCCCGTGAACGGTTCATGGCACTCATGTATTACAACGTGACGACGTCGACATCGACCGGCTACGGTGATATCGTGCCGAAGAGCGCGCGTGCACGTGTCGCATCCATGGCGGTCCAGCTCACTATGCTTTCACTCGTCGTGAAGCGTGTTCTAGAAAAGTGAAAACTTGTTTTCACGATTGAGCATGCGTGTCGTGTGCGCCTTGGCTGACTTGAGTCGATCGCACTCTTCAGCCGCCTCCTCCATTTCAAGCTCAACCCGGTACGGCGCCGTAATCTGACGAAGCTCGTCGGCGCGCGTCTTTGCCATGCGCACCTTGGGCGGCGTCTTCTGATAATTTTTCCACGCCTCCTTTGCCTGCTTGTACTTATCAAGGTGCCGCTCGAGCTCCTTCTTGATACGCACGAGATCAGTCTCGAGTTCAGTGATCTTTTGCTCGTGCAGACGAACCTTTCTCTCGTCACTCAGACGTCCGTATTGACGCAGGGCATCGCCGATGTGCTCGTCGCACGCCTCGCTGAGTGCTGCAGCAGTTCCAGGACACTCGTCCCGAACCATATCAAGTTCGCTGTGCGCCTCCATCTGAAAGTACTCGAGGACAGCGTGACGCGCGCTCGGCCATACCGGGTAGCCTCGATAGTCCGATGCGGTCGATCGCCACTTACATCCGTCGGCACAATACACGCGGTCATTTCCATCAAGGGCAAAGCAGATGCCCCAGCCCATTATAGGTCGAAAGAGA